GGCGAGCGCTTTGCGCTTCTGCCACATGATCTCTTGAATGGCCGCCCAAGCCGACCGCTGATACGAGGGCTGCTTCTTCATTTCCTCGTCGACCACGTCCTCGAGTTCCTGCAGATCTTGCAGCGTCGCTTCCTTCCAGCCAACCGATGCGCACTGATACCACTACGGATCGATTCACACATTCTGTCCAGTCAAATCAATATCGCCAGTTTTCCAGCCGGATTCGTCCCGCTTATTTCTGCCGCCGTCACTTTTAACCATGTCGGCCAATGGTTTTCCTACAAGCTGCACCAGGCGCTCGTAAGTGATGTTGTTTTCCATACCCAAAGTGCCGCCAATCCCAGAATTGACTGCGCCTTCAAAATCGGTTTGGGCGTGAATATCAAATTTTCCATTTGGCCGAATGGTATAGCGCAGCGACTTAATTTGCGTCGGCTGTTTTTGGGGTCGCCCAACTTCATTTGTTGCCTCGGCTGCGGCTGGTGCCGTGGCCGCTCGAAGATGCTTGACACGCAGTTTATCCGCCTCGTTGGTCGCGTCCATGACGGTCTTGGCCGCCTCGGCGATAGCTTTAGTGATATTATTGGAGAACATAGTTAGTTAGTTGATTGTGAATTCTTATTTTGGAGCCGAGTGAGCCGTGAGGACCGTTTTAATATGTTGTCGTTCTTCATTCTGATATAATAATACACCAGAACTTCGTAAATGTACACAAGAAAACGCAACTATTTTCACGTTGAATATCAACGACTTGCGTGAGTTTCGACAGGTTTCTCAGCCTTGGCGGCTTCCTCGGCGGCCTTTTTGAGCTCTTGCCGCGCATTGAGGCGCTCAATTACCTGATCCGCTGACATCCACACGTCTTGGCCCTTGAGGACGGAGGTGATCTCGGAGGGAGTGAGAAAGTCCGTGTAAGCGTCATTGAACAGAGTTTCGGCCCATTTGGATTCAAACGTGAGTTGATCCATCATTTCACCGCCCTTGCCAGAGGTGTCGCCAGAATAATTGTGAATCATGAAGGACGTGTGAGCCGAGACCTCAAATGAATCACATGAAAGAAAAATCAAAGTTGCCGCTGACATGCATGTGCCTTCAGCTGAGGCGATCGTCATGCCTTGACATTCGCGAAGGACACGCATGAATTGAATGGCCGTGAAGAGGTCGCCACCCTGAGAATTGAAGTGAATGCGAACGATGTCGTTTTGTCCGCAGTTGCGAATCGTATCAAACCAGTCGGCATATTCCTCTGGATGTTCGATCTCGCCAAGAATGTAGAAGTCAAGAACTCGTCCTTGATATCGTTCCGTATATGCCGGTTTGTTACCTGACTTCATCGGAAGGAGTTCCGAGATGTCAAATGAAGATTTAGACACCGTGTGCTTCTTCGTATTCATGGATCGTTTTGATTAACCCGTCAGTCCAATCATCCCTCTTCTCAACAAAGATGAGGGGCTCGCTCCGACCAGACACGGCCATGAGCGTGACCAAACGATCCACTGGAATGCCAGTCCTTTCTTCAAACATGATAGCGTAAGCCGCTTCCTGCATGAAGTAATTCTTGATATCCCGTTTTGACTTGACTCGGCTGGAAGATTTAATATCGATGACGGCCAATCTTCCATCAAATTCCGCTATCAAGTCTGTTCGTCCAGCAACTCTCAAGTGAGTCGAGTAGAGAGGTTTCTCTTGCAGAAAAACACTCCCGATGCGACTATTTATCTCCGGGATGAGTGCACGGAACATTCCAAGGGCATCGGGCATCTCATCGCCAAGCAGGACATCTTCTTCATTGGCAATATACCGTTCAACCAACGTGTGAAGGGATGTGCCACGAGTACATGCAACACGCGATACACGCTCAGCCTCCTCAGCACCGACACGTCTTTTCCAGGCTTCGAGAGCCTGATTCTTGCCGTGACCAAGCACGGTCGTAATCGAAGGAAAGGATCGTCCATCTGGCAACACGTACTGACGACGGCCATTCACCTCCGTTGTAGGCAAATCATCATATCCAAGATTGACGGCCTGATGTGTGAATGTTTTTTCGCGATGTATCTGCGTTGCTAATTTGAATGACATGCGCTTAGTAATGATCAACCTTCGATCTCTTTCCAGCGTATTTATCAATTCTCTTGAGTACATCGTTCCATCCTGATCCGGCCTTTCTGATATCGCTTTTAGGACCTTCATATGATACGGACGGTGCTTGAAAGACGCGAGTGACTTTGCCTTTCTTATGGCATGCCGGACAGGGCTTAGTAGTCGGCTTATCGCGATCGGCGATAGAGAAGCCCTTATCAAAGTTTTTGCCACAAGCATCGCAGTGGTAGTTGTACGTCATAGAATCATTTATGGATAAACCAGAATGGAACTTCTCGTTTTGACCACCTCATCTTGAAGCGAGCTTGTTTGGTCTGATAGAACTTGCGATAAGAGTCGACCGGATCATTTGCATCCATGCATTCGGGATTCGACTTCATAGCCAAAGGAAACGGCATGAGAGGACCGTCTTGTAGTTTGTTTGGAAACTGACAAAGGACGGAACGAAGCTTGGCGTCGGTCGCATGAATCTTACCGTAGCGATGTGTGTATTCGTCACAGAGGGCACAGAAGAGTTCGTAATGCCACTTATAGTTCTCGCGAGTCTGACGAGTCCAGAGATTGGACGGATGACTTGGATGTGTGGCCTGATAGAGAGTTGCATCCAGATCCGTCTCGATGTGTTTCCACACCTTGACCGTCTTGACCTTGCCAGACTCGAGCGTACGAGCTTCGGTCGTTTGAAAGCCATCGAGCATGCGATGGGCCGTCGAAAGCATCTGCGCGGCTTCGACGATCATCTTGACCACATGCTTATCGCAGTGATACTGAGCCGCAATCTTAGGATCGTTGTCGAGTGTGAATATATTCATAATGTATGTAGATCATAGTAACATGATCCGATCAAAGGTAAACTACTAAATTACGTCCAAAGGATCTGACGATTCTTTACGATCCACGTGAGGTGCTTCGTATCGATCTTTTCAATCTCCGCTTCAAGTCTATTGACTTCACCATAGACCTGCTCATATGTTTCCTTCATGTTCTCGTTGTCCCAAGGAAACTTGCCGTTGAATTCAGGATAGGCTTTGTCGATCTTCTCTTGAAACTCTTTACGACCATTCTTCGCCCAGGCATACACCTCGAGGAGTTCCTTCTCCTTCTTCTTTTGCCAGACGGTATTCTGCAAAGCCTTCTCGCCTTCAATGAAGTGAATGATGGAAGCAAACAGAAACTCCGGAATCAGATAGGTCTTATCGGACCAATGATTTGGAATCACATCAGTCGCCCATCGATTGCGAGGATTGATATAGCAACACAAGTCATTCCACTTGAATCGAATCTTATATGGAATCATGTTGCGCAGACGATATTTTACATCGTAATATGTCGCACGAATACCGGTGATCATCGATTCGTCTTTCATCTTGAGTTGCTTGATTGAATCATTCATTTTGATTTGAGAGGCGTAAAGGCATTCAGAAAGTCTTCGACAGGCGAAAGCCAGATGAAGGTGAAGGAGTCGGGCTTATCCGTACTCACATCAATCGAAGTTGTGGCAACGACTCGTTCATAATTTGACTCGAGAACGCAATAGACCCTTTTAGGTTTGGACTTATTATGTGTCCACAAAGATCCTTGTGCTATCTCCTCGTCATTCATACAATACCCGGAATCGCATCACGAACCATGTGAATGTTAAGAGCAGGCCATCTATCCTGAAGCTTGCGATCCTTGGCCAAAACAAATACCTCCGCTTCACGTTCATTCAAGGATTCAAGGATTCGAACGAAACGATTTAATTTTTCAGCCTGACTTAAATTTCGATTTTGCACTCCCAATTCGAAAAGATCATTGATTATATTGCGAGTACGTGCCATCGACATGTCTGGATTTCCATTATCTTTTTGAAAGGTAGGAACACCAGGAGGAAGATCCAGCTTTACATCCTGTCGATAATTGATCTGAAGTGCCGTATTCAATTCACGGCATCGAAGTTCTCGAAGCTTAATTGCACGAGCTTGCGGCGTAGGTTGACGCTGGACCTGATCCAGCATTTCGAATATAAGAGACGGCTTTTGTTGTGTGGGATTCATACAATATATCTATTAGATTTTTACTATGCCTGATTTTAGAGCTTCAGTTGCCTGAGACAAGTTGTAATTGTAATTGAAGATGCCAATGTGAGCGACCTGACGTGAGAGTTCCTGATCACACCACACATCGAATCCATTTGCTCGAGCCTTGGCACAAAAATAATAATCTTCACCAACTTCGATGGAATGATCGGGAGAATATTCAAAGACGTAATGAGGAGCCGGAACTTTCTCATACACGGAACGATGAACCATCATCATGCCTTGAGGCAAGCAATCAACCTTCTCGAGAGGCGGAGAATCGTCGGCTGTCTTGAACTCCGTCGTGAATCCTGGTTTGCCATTCATGGCCGTGAAATGAGGATTTGGAAAGTACCGCTTACGATAATTGGCACCCACGATCGGCACGGCTCGATTCAGAAGTCGAATGCCTGCATCTGGAGGAAATGCCATGTCGGAATCAATCCACCACGCAAAGTCACAGTTCGAATTTAGAAAGTGATTTACAAGGTTTCGACGCGCGATCGTAATGACGGACGATGTCTCGAAAGTGGAGGCGACTCCAATGCCATTCGCGACCAGCGTAGACGAGGCCATCGCCAAGTAGTAGGCGAATTGTGAGTATACTTGATCGCCCGATGGGACCAATGTCATGACCGAGATTGGCTTACGAGGCTGTTGTGGTAACGGGTTTCCAGATGCGTGTGTTGGCATGCTATGATTTATATTAGTTGAAGAGAGCCACAAAGGTTTGTTTGACAACCGTGAGATTGACTTGCTGACATACGATCCACTTGAACCAAGCAAATGGCCACATGAAGAAGTCAATCACGGCCCATATGAATGGACAGGAGGATCCTGCCGTCACGTTGACTCGATATCCAATCATCGACGATCCTAGACAGATCGCGATGCCCAATAGTGTTCTAAACGTTTTCATAAAATTACATGCACTGATACGATTCCGATTCTTGCCAGTTCTTATAGAATGTCTTGCCGTCTTCCTTGACGAGCTCGATCGGCACTTTCTTATGACGGATATCTTAGCGTGATGCCAGACGTGACCGAGATTGACGGTCGTGTTGGTTCGAAATGTGACTTGATAGTGGCCGCCGTCGTACAGGACGATCGAGCCTTTCTCGATGATTGATTTTCATAATATAGATTCTGAGTGGATTATTCTTTATTGCTATAGACCTCCGTATTGCCAGAGACCCTTGCATTGCCAAAGACCATCGCATTGCCATAGACCCTTGCATTGCCAGAGACCATCGCATTGCCAGCGACCAATGCATTGCCATAGACCCTTGCATTGCCATAGACCTTCGCATTGCCAGAGACCCATGCATTGCCAAAGACCAATGCATCGTCAGAGACCTTCGCATTGCCATAGACCAATGCATTGCCAGAGACCTCTGCATTGCCATAGACCTTCGCATTGCCATAGACCTCCGCATTGCCAAAGACCCATGCATCGTCAGAGACCTTCGCATTGCCATAGACCAATGCATTGCCAGCGACCATCGCATTGCCAGAGACCACCACATCGTCAGAGACCTTCGCATTGCCCATCACAATGGCGCTGTCACGAATGTTGTCTTCTTTTTCGACCTTTGCGTTTTTATGAATCCATCCTCCACCAGATGCCTGATGCCAGTCGGCTTCGATCTGTTTTCCAAGTTTTTGTTCGAGTTTAGTGTAGTTCATATTCATTTTCCAATCTTAATGAACAGGTCTATAATAGCCCTGTATTCAATTTTCTCTGCATTTGTCAGGTTGTGTTTAATTGCAATTTGGTCAAAGTTTTTATCCCAGTCTTGGAATGTATGCTCCTCACATCCAATCTTTAGCCAACCATGTTTGCAGTTTGTCGCTCCGTGATTGCGTGAGTTGAGCAGATAAAGCGGTGATTTTTCCCACGCATCGCCAGAGACCTTCGCATTGCCAAAGACCATCGCATTGCCATAGACCCTTGCATTGCCAGAGACCATCGCATTGCCAGAGACCCATGCATTGCCAGAGACCCTTGCATTACCTGTCACAATAGCGTTTCCACGGATGTTGTCTTCGTTTTCGACCTTTGCGTTTTTATGAATCCATCCTCCACCAGATGCCTGATGCCAGTCGGATTTAGTTTGTTTTCCAAGTTTTTGTTCGAGTTCGGTGTAGTTCATAATTCAGATATTTAATATTGTCGGTGTTTCGTTCTTCATTCTGATATAATAATACCACATCCTCGTAAAATGTACACAAGAAAATGAAAACATTTTCAGCCTTGAATATCAACGACTTGCATGAGTCTGGGCAATAAGCGCTTTAATTGGCTTTTAGGTAAAGGGCTTTAAGGTGCTCGGAACGAATTCTAGAAGATACCCATCGATTGTAATATTGATCTGGATTGAGAAGACAATGACGGGCGAAGATCTCGTATGTTTCCCAATACGAGCAGTGGGCCTTCATGGCGCAGATGTGAAGGATCTCACGAAGGAATGCATCATCTCCATCCTTGATGATGTCTTTCTGAACGAAGTCGGACGAGCCGCAATATTCTTTCCAGTTGGATTCGACCTTGAACTTTTTCTTTTTGCCCTTGACTTGTTTTGACTTGGTGGAAAAAAACAGCTTTTTTCCAATATATTTTTTACCATTGACTTTGTTGGTGAGCAGGTACACGAATCCTGCCAAATCTTTATAAGTTGCTTCTGCAGGAAGTTGATATTCTTTTCCTTGATATATCCACGGGTTCATGGATATATGTATATTTCAAATCTCGTCTTCGGCTGGGGATCCACAGAACGGACAGAATTCAGGATAAGTTTCTTCCTTGCCTTCCTGTTCATCGAGTGGATCACGACCACCGTCATCGAAATCGACGAGATTCCATCTGACGTGATAGGTAATCTCACAATGAGAACAATAAAGATCCGCCTTCATGCTTCACATGACGCGCACGTCAGAAGGTTACGAGAGAGTTCTTGGGCCGGATTTGTTCCACGTTGATAATACAACGTCTTCACGCCTTGCTCCCATGCAAAGATGAGGAGTTGATTGACGTCCTTGACCGGTGTTTTAGGATGAATCATGAGATTGATTGACGGAGCCTGATCGATGTACTTCTGTCGAGCGGCCGCCTGAATGACGATCTCCTTCTGAGAGATCTCGCCAAACGTCTTGAATACTTCCTTCTCGTGATCGGTCAGAAACTTGAGATGAAGGACCGATCCGCCCTTCGTGAGAATCGATGACCAGGTCTCTCGATCATTCTTCTTATGACCCTCGAGCACACATGCCAAGAACGGATTCTTATATGTGAACTTGCCCTTGGCCAGATCCTTGACGAAGTAATTGGAGTTGAGAGGCTCGACGGACGGAGAGACCTGACCGAGAATGAAGGATGACGAAGTGGTTGGAGCGATCGCCATCAGAGTCACATTACGACGGCCGGTTCCTTTGAGCAACTCAGGCTCGCCGAACATGATGGCCAACTTACGACTTGCCTCATCGGCCTTACGAGCGATGTTTGAATAGATCCTCGTGTTAAGCAGCTTGGCCTCGATCGATTCAAAGGCAATCAGCTTGGATTGAAGATAAGAATGCCATCCGAGAACACCGATGCCAAGGGCCCTCTGATTCATGGCGAACTTACGAGGAGCCTCCATGTAAGGAATCTCAGCCGTCTTATCAATAAACTCAGTCATTACGGCATCGAGGAACATCGTCAGAGTCTCAACGGCATCCGTATCCATCCATTCATCGAAGTGCAGCAGATTCATCGAGGATAGATTACATACGAATGACTCGTCCGGAGCTGAGGAGAGGGCGATCTCGCTGCACAGATTAGACGCGTGGATGCGCTTACCCTTCTCCTTATAAACCTTGGGGGCTCCTTTGTTAATCGTGTCTGAGAAGAACAAATATGGATAGCCAGATTCAAAGCGCTTCTGAATGATCTTGGCCCAGATCTTACGCTTATCCTTATCACCATCAATCATGGACTTCATCCACTTATCCGAGACCGTGACGCCAAGGGAGATGTTCTGAATCTCATTGCCATCATCTCGAATCTGCAGAAACTCGAGGATGTCCGGATGTTCTACAGGAAGATAGGCGGCAAAGGATCCTCTGCGCACATTGGCCTGAGAGACCACGTTTGTGACCGTCTCAAAGAGCTCCATGAAGTGAATAGGACCATTTGACTTGCCACCAGACTTGATGTCCGTTCCACGAGCTCGAAGATCACCAAAGTAGGCCGATGTTCCACCACCCATCTTTGTCATCATTCCAACCTCGGCCGTCTTGCCGAGAATGGACTCCATCGTGTCATCGATGTACGAACCAAAGCACGAGATCGGAAGGCCGCGTTCAAGTCCAAAGTTTGCCCAGATAGGAGATGAGAGTGAGTACCAGCCGAGTGACATGTACTTCTCAAACTTCTCAGCGAAGCCCTCGACCTTCAGAATCTTCTCGGCCGCTCGAGCGATCTGCTTGATTCGAGCTTCGGGTGTCTGTCCATTCTGCAAGTATCCACGCTCGAGAAAGAGTCGTGAATCGTCATTTAGCCAATAATAAGGTTTTGCTTTCATTACTTAGAATAATTCTGACTCGTCAAAGCATCTTGCTTTCTTGGAATACTCTGTTGGGCGAGATTTGAAAAAGTCCGTTGCCGTGTTTCCCAAGACGTCTTCGTCGAACCAGACCGTCTTGTTTAGCATATCTTTATCTATGTCTTCAAATACGGGTTTGATGCCAATCTGAATCAGAGAATCATTCAAACGATTCTTGATGAAGTTCTTCAGAATATCCGATGTCAGATTCTCAGATTGATAGCCATTCACGGACCAGTCGATGATCTTTGCTTCGGCTTCGTAGGCTTCGATGCACTCCGAGCGAATGCGTTCCGTGAGTTCTTCGTCAAAGAGTTCAGGATGTTCTTCACGAATTACGTTGACGAGTTTCATTCCGGCCATTGCGTGAATGAGTTCCTCACGAGATGTATATGCCACCTGCTGTGAGGTGTCCTTGAGCATGTTACGAAAGCGATTGAAGTAATTGATCGTGTAGAACTGAGAGAAGAGAGAAACATTCTCGACGTAGAGAGTAAAGAGAATCAATGAGTATACGTATTGCTTACGAGAATCCTTGTAATGCTTCTTGAGATACTTACGCAGATACTTTACGCGATTCTGAATCACATCGAGCTTGAGATTCTCCTCAAAGACGTGTTCCATGTCAAGCACCTTGAGCAGGCGTTCATATGCATTGTTATGAATCACCTCGACATTGGCCATCACGTAACCCATATCGACGATCGACGGATGAGGAAGATTCTCTCCGACCTTGGCCCAAAAAGATTTCACGGCCACTTCGATCTGCGCCACGGCCGAGAGCGATCGAGTAATCATATCTCGCTCTTGATCTGTCAGATTAACTCGAAAGTCCTGCACATCGGATTGAAAGTTGAATTCTTTATCGGTCCAGAAGCCGTTGTGCATGGCTTCAATGAATTCGGTTGTCCACGGATAGTGATCCGGTTTTCTGGAGATTTGTTCGTCGAATATTGGCATAGAGTGATTCCATTTATACTAGAACAAGATTCTACCACACAAAAAACCAGAAGTAAACAAAAAAAATGCAAGGAGGTTAGTCCTTGCATTTTCGTAAGAGATAAACTAATTACACTTTGACTTTGACCGTAGGAACCTTGGTTTCTTTACCGAGTTCATATAAAGCCGTGATGCACTTGGTGCCATTGTCGTGAATGAAGTCTTCGAGATCTTCCTTGCTCAGAAGGACCGTGCCTTCTTCTCCATCTTTGTTGCAGACGGCCGCATACTTCAGTTTGCCTTTACCCTTTTTCTCAGGCGCTTCGGCCTCAGGAGCTTCCATATCAGTTGAAGCCGCATCCACTTCGGGAGCCTCGGGGGCTTCAGGAGCTTCACCAAGCATGATACGTTTGACGGACTCGGAAATAGATTTGAAAGATTCTGTTTTCATTTGTTCTTATTTATACGTTTTTTCTTCTTGATTGTGTCGGCCTTCTGCTTAAATGATATGACTGGATCAAAACCTTGAATGGCTGAAGTACCCATTACTCCACCGCCACCACCGATGGCTCCGACTCCCATGTCTTCTTCGACTGGAAATATGTCTCTTAGCTTCTTCATTAGATGTCCTGTAATCTTTTCGATATCTTCATGTCCGACTCAATGTTCTGCATCATGCCATCTGGTAGATAGTTCAGAAATACCAAGAACGGCTTAAGCGATCCCCATAGATCCTTCTCGATCCTATAGAACATCATATGATTGGCCGCTCCAATCGAGAACACATTGTATATCGCGATCAGATGATTCAAAACCAATCTCTCGCGAATGTCTCCAGTCTCTCGATACTTGCGAAGTAGACGCTTAACGTACTTGAACTTTGCTACATCATCATAGAACTCGTCAATCGATAGGCATTGAGGATTGTTATAATGACGTACCGCATATGCCTCAAAATTCTTTTCCGTTAACTCATCAAACAGCTTCATCATGACAAAAAGGATTTATATCCTTAATATACGAATACAACAGGAGTCAGGTATCCAGAAGTATCACCGCCCCAAATCGTATCGCTTGGATCTTTCTGAATGTAAACGGTTTCTTGAGCCGCCAGATAAATTGATGATGTAGTGGTATTATTTCTATCTCTGAGCTCAATTTTTAAAGAACCTGTATCTGAGATGTGTGTCACTCGAACGAGAATGGCATTATTGACGGTCGAACCCGCCGAAGATGAGAGTGAAATTGCCTGACCTTGTAGATTGATTGCGCGCATATGATTCTATTTATTCACCAGCTTTGTAGATGTAACGACCCATGCCCACATCCAGAAAGATGTCGACTTGATTTTCGATGCCTATGTTCTTGAGATATGAGAGCTGACGGGAAGACAGACGAGAATTCGTATCCATGTCAACGAAGGTCTGATTAGGCTGATGGACCAGACGGGCCCAGCCGCGCTTGCCGAGGATCTCAGCAGCTTCTAGACCTTGACCCTTACGTTCTTCCCACTCGTCGCCTAGAATCTTCTCAGCCACTGGACCGTGATCCATGCGACCAGAGACAGGCGTTTCAACTCCAGAAGGAGAGAGCCAGCCACCGTAGCCTCGTAATTCGTTCAGACCTTCTTTAAGACGATCGGCGATCTGCGTACGATGCATGTCCCAGAACTGAAAGATCTCTTCGGCCTTATCGGCATCCAGATCGAGTTCCGCCTTATCCGTACCAGACTGAAGCTTCGAGATCTCTTCTCGATGATTCTTCAGATATAGCTCATCGAACTTATCAAAGGCTTCCCCTCCGCCGGCGGCCTCATTGCCGCCGGCTTCATTCAAGACCGTGTCTCGAATCGTTTGATAGAGGGTATGGGCCATCTGAATTACTCTTCGGATTCGAGCTTCTCACACACGTCGGCCAGATTCTGATGAACCTTCTGAATCATCACCGAGATCCTCGGATTCGCATAAGAGGCAGTACGAGGAACATTGCCGAGGCAACGATCGAGCACTTCTTGTAGATCAGTCAAAGCCACGACGACCGAGTTCTCGATCTTGTCGGAAGCCAGTGAGCCACCTTTATTTGTCATGGAAGAACCTTCTTCTCCAGTGCCCAGATATTCAGGCGTGTAAGGCGCTTCATTCACGGAGTCTTTCAGAAGGGACTTGACCTGAGCGGCCGCGATGCGTGACTTCTTGGAGAGATCTTCGATCGCCTTGTCGAGATCCTGCTCGTAATTGGTATCCTGAATGCCAAAGCGCTTGAAGATAGCCGACACCTTATCGTCACGATCTTCATCGGACATCTCAGCAGCCTCATTGACTTCTTTATCCTGAATCGGCAGACCGAAGTACTTCTTCAAGTCATCACCATAAGAAGTAATGAACTTATTCAACTGCGGAAGTAAACGAGAGTCGATGCTTTCCGTGCCTTGACCCGAGATGATCTGCTTAAGAGCCTTCTCATTGTCATCAGCGAATTGCTTATCGAAGTTGGACATCGCTTCATTGATCAATGATTCGCCGAGGAACTCAAAGGCTTCATCGAAAGAAACCTCTTCGGTCACACCGCGTTGTTTCAGAAGACCTTGAATGCGAGCCAGAGAAGCTTGCAACTGAGAGGTGGACATCTTGGTGAGTTTGGCCTGAGCGGCTTTCTGTGCCACAGCGCCCGCGCCAGAGACGGGCTTAGCGGCAGCGGGTG